CAAAGGAGAAACCAAATGGCAAATAATCAATAAATAAAATTAATAATAATAATAATAATAATAATAATAATAATAATAATAATAATAATAATGAAAAAAAAGGGAATTTTTAATAAACGAGTAAACATTTTACCATATGATTATCCATCACTTTTATTATATAAGGATGCAATTAGACATTCTTATTGGATAGATACTGAATATAATTTCACAACAGATATTAATGATTATATGGTTAATATTACTGAAAATGAAAAGGAAGTCATAAAAAAGACAATGTTAGCGATTGCTCAAATTGAAGTTAATGTTAAAACATTTTGGGCTGATATGTATAAACGAATGCCAATTACCGAGATAGGTGACGTTGGTATGACGTTTGCAGAAAGTGAAGTAAGACATAAAGATGCTTATGCTAGATTACTTCGAATTTTGGGGTTAGAAGAAGAATTTAGAACTGTTGTTGAAATACCAGCAATTAAGGATCGTATTAAATATTTAACCAAATATTTGGATGGTACAAGAAGTGACGATGATAAAATGTATACCAAATCAATTTTATTGTTTTCTTTATTTATAGAACACGTATCATTATTTTCTCAGTTTTTAATAATGATGAGTTTTAATAAAGAAAAAAATTTATTTAAAGGTATATCAAATGTTGTTGAAGCGACATCTAAAGAAGAAGATATTCATGGTAATTTTGGTGCGGAAATTATTAATATAATTAAAAGTGAATATCCTGAATGGTTTGATGATGAGTTTAATTCTTTAATTATATCCGCATGTAAGAAGGCATATAAAGCGGAATGTAAAATTCTTGATTGGATTTTTGAAAATGGAGAATTAGAATTCTTATCAAAAGAAACCATTAAGAATTTTATTATGAATAGATTCAATAATTCTTTAAATAAAATTGGGATTGAGCCTATATTTATAGTGGATATAAAAGAAATTGAAAAAACATTATGGTTTGATGTTGAAACAACATCAACAAAAGAAGGTGATTTCTTTTATAAGAAACAAATAGATTATAATAAAAAAAGTAAGAGTATAAGTGAAGACGACTTATTTTAAAAAAAAACATTAAATAATGAGAAGTAAATATCATTGGGCAAATGATGAAGCCAGAAAATTTTTATCTAGAGGTTATATAACTGAAAGTGTTGAACAAAGAATAAGGAATATTGCAAATAGGGCAGAAGAAATTTTAAAAATAGATGGTTTTTCTGATAAGTTTGAAGATTACATGAGTAGAGGTTATTATAGTCTATCAACACCTGTTTGGATTAATTTTGGTAAAGAAAAAGGTTTACCAATTGCGTGTTATGGATCTAATATTGATGATTCATTGGATAGTATTTTAAATGCTAGTAGAGAAATTGGTATGATGTCAAAATATGGTGGTGGAACATCAGGATATTTAGGTAATATTAGACCAAGAGGTTCTGCAATATCAACTGGAGGTAAGGCAGATGGACCTGTACACTATGCTAGAATGTACGACACCACAATTGATGTGTGTAAACAATCTGAAGCTAGAAGAGGTGCATGTGCTGTTTATCTACCAATAGAACATAATGATATTAATGAGTTTTTAGATATCGGAACTGAGGGTAACCCAATTCAAAATTTACAGTATGGTATAACCGTAACTGATAAATGGTTAGAAGAAATGAAATCGGGTGATACAGATAAAAGAAAGATTTGGGCTAAAGTCATTCAAAGACGTAGTGAATTTGGATTTCCTTACATTATGTTTAAGGATAATTCAAATAAAAACACACCATATAAAGAATTAGGTTTAGAGATAACAGCGTCTAATTTGTGTGCCGAAATTCAGTTACCAACAGATAGTTATAATTCATTTGTATGTTGTATCGGTTCAATAAATGTTCTTTATTGGGATGAAATCAAGAATACAGACGCAATTGAAATTTATACATTGTTTTTAAATGCTGTATTAGATGAATTCATTCAAAAATCTGTTAATATGGCAGGAATGAAAAGAGCTTGGAGATTTGCATCACATCATAGGGCAATCGGTGTTGGTGTTTTAGGTTATCATTCATTTCTACAATCTAAATTGATTCCTTTTGAATCAATTATGGCAAAATCATATAATCATGAAATATTTGAAACATTAAAAATTAAAACTGAAAAGGCATCTCAAGATTTATATAATTCAAATCCCGAAAGATATAAATGTTTAAGAGAAGGTTTCGCAAATACGACTTTAATTGCAATTGCACCAACTAAATCAAGTAGTTTTATATTAGAACAAGTTAGTATGGGTATTGAACCAATTAAATCAAATTATTTTGTAAAAGATTTGGCTAAAATTAAAACGGTTTATAGAAACCCATATTTAATTAAAGAATTGGAAAAATATGGTTTAAATACGGATGATGTATGGTCAAATATATTAAAGAAAGATGGGTCTGTACAACATTTAGATTTTCCAACTAAAGAAGTGTTTAAAACATTTGTTGAAATAACACCAAAAGAAATTATACTTCAAGCGGCACAAAGACAAAAATTCATTGACCAATCACAAAGTTTAAATTTAATGATACACCCTTCAATTCCGGCCAAAGATATAAATCAATTATATTTATATGCACATGAAGAAGGTATTAAAACATTATATTATCAATTCAGTCAAAATTCAGCACAAGCATTTGCTAGAAATATTATGGAATGTGTCTCATGTGAATAGTAAATAATTATTATTTTTAAAACCCTAACATTAATGTTAGGGTTTTTTATTTATTACCATTTTAATATTCATTATATTTATGAATATGGCAGCAACATATGGTATAGATTTTCCATTTAGGGATAGTTTTAAAGGACATTTTCTACAAATGACAGAAAGTCCCGAAAGAGAAGTTCGTGCGGATTTAATTCATTTAATATTAACAAGAAAGGGAAGTAGATATTATTTACCTGATTTTGGTACTAGATTATATGAATTTATATTTGAACCAAATGACCAAACTACTTGGGATTTAATTGAAACAGAAATAAGAGAATCAATAAAAAATTATATTCCAAATTTGGATATCAATTCAATAACAGTAACTTCTGCCGAAGATGATACAAATAATCAAGTAACATCAAATGTTCTTGAAGATGAAAGATTATTTAGAATTTCAGATCATTCAACACAACCATATACCGCAGTAGTTAAAATAGATTATACTGTAAATAACGGAGCATTTTCATCATCCGATTTCGTAATTATTAATATATAAAATGAGTAAAAAAATATCATACGCAACAAGAGATTTTGCGGGTTTAAGACAAGAATTAGTTAATTTAACAACAGATTATTATCCAAATTTGGTAGGTAATACTAATGATGCGTCAATATATTCAGTATTATTGGATTTAAACGCTGCGGTTGCAGATAATTTACATTTTCATATTGATAGGGTTTGGCAAGAAACTATGTTGGATTTTGCACAACAAAGACAATCATTATTTCATATTGCAAAAACATATGGAATTAAAATACCGGGTTTAAGACCTTCGGTTGCATTATGTGATTTTTCAATTAATGTTCCTGTTAGAGGTGATAAAGAAGATGGTAGATATTTGGGTACATTAAAAACAGGTGCACAAATTTCAGGTGGTGGACAAATATTTGAAACAATTAATGATATTGATTTTTCAAATCCATTTAATAACAGAGGTGAATCAAATCGTTTAAAGATACCTAATTTTGACAATAATAATAAATTAATATCATATACAATCACAAAAAGAGAACCAGTTGTTAATGGTATAACAAAAATTTATAGAAGGGTAATAACTAATTTAGATCAAAAACCATTTTTAAAATTATATTTACCTGAACAAAATGTATTAGGTATCACTTCTGTTATACATAAAGAAGGAACATCATTTAATGGTGACCCAACATCATCAGAATTTTATTCTTCAGAAAATAAATGGTATGAAGTTAAAACAATGATACAAGATAAAGTATTCATACCTGACCCAACATCTGCATCAGATAGACAAAATTTCAAATCTGGTATTTATCTACCCGTAACAAATAAGTTTGTGACAGAATATACTCCACAAGGTTATTTTTCTTTAACATTTGGATCTGGTAGTGTTAATCCTTTATCTAATTTAGACGATTATATGACAGGAACAATGAGAGTTTCACTTGGTTCATATCTAAATAATTTATCTTTAGGATCAACACCAAAAGTAGGTACTACTATATTTGTTCAATATAGAATTGGTGGAGGTAAAGATTCAAATTTAGGTATTAATGTTATAAATAGTGTTGATGATGTTGATTTTTCTGTACAAGGACCAAATTCAAGTGTTAATGATCAAGTTACACAATCATTAAATGTTACAAACGTAACACCTGCGGTAGGTGGAGCTGACCAACCAACAATTGAAGAAATGAGAAATATGGTCGCATATAACTTTGCGGCACAAGATAGGGCTGTAACATTAAATGATTATAAATCACTAATTGAGACAATGCCATCTACGTTTGGTGCACCAGCTAAAGTAAATGTAATGGAAGTAGATAATAAGGTACAAATCAAGTTATTGTCATATGATGAATTAGGTAATTTAACTGATGTTGTTTCTAATACATTAAAAAGTAATATATTATCTTATCTTTCTGAATATAGAATGATAAATGATTATTTAGATATTGTTAGTGGTGAAGTTATTGATTTAGGATTACAAATAGATTTAATTATAGATAAAAATGCAAATCAAACGGATATTGTTAGAACATCTATTAAAGATACAATATCTTATTTTGATATTACAAAAAGAAAAATGGGTGATCCATTATTTATTGGTGATTTAATTAGACAATTAGGTAGTGTTAATGGGGTGATTAATGTGGTTGATGTTAGAATATATAATTTAACTGGTGGCAATTATTCCACATCACAAGTTTCACAAGATTTTGTCGATCCAATAACAAAAGAAATACAACAACAGGATATGACTGTTTTCATGAAATTAAATCAAATATTTCAAATTAGATTCCCAAATACAGATATAAAAGTAAGATTAAAAACTTTAGGAACGACTACATATTAATTTTAAAATTATTTATATTGATATAAGAAAATTTATTTTTTTCTATTTATATAAATATGGAATTACAAAAACACAGAATATCGACTAATATTGGTAAAGATCAATTTTTAACTATAAATTTGGAAAATTCTTATGACCTATTAGAAATACTTTCCCTAAAGTTTACACAAACAGACATTTATAGATCATTTTGTAGTGATTATGGTGTTGTTTGCGGTAGAATTACTTCAAACAATGGATTTGGAATACCTAATTGTCGTGTTTCAATTTTTGTACCAATTAAAGATAGTGACACCACCGACCCAGTAATATCTGCATTATACCCATATACTTCGGTTGCAGATAAAGATGAAAATAATTATCGTTACAATTTATTACCCGCAAGAAAACAACATGGTGGACATGTTCCAACAGGAACATTTCCTGACCAAGAAGACATCTTAACTCGTGAAGAGGTTTTACAAGTTTATCATGATTATTATAATTTCACAGTTAAAACAAATGATGCTGGTGATTTTATGATATGGGGTGTTCCGTTAGGACAACAAACAATTCATGTTGATGTTGATTTATCAGATATGGGTTGTTTCTCTATTAGACCATATGATTTTATTAGACAAGGTGTTAGTGAAAACAATTTTGATAGATTTTATAATTTTAAATCAGATACAGATATTGATGGATTACCACAAATTGTTAAATTTGATAAAACAATACAAGTTGTTCCATTTTGGGGTAATAAAGATATATGTCAACTTGGAATTACCAGAGTTGATTTTGATTTATCTGAAAAAGGTATAAAAATACAACCAATATCATTACTTTTATTATCAACAGTAACAGATGACGATGGTGACGCTGTTAAAAGAACCGGCGTAATTAGAAAAAAATCAGGTTATAAATGTAATCTTAAAACAAGAAAAGGACAAGTAGAAGGTGTAAGATATAAAACATCTAGGGTAATTGGTTCTGATGGTGTATCAATTTACCCTGAATTAGAATATTTTGATCCGGGTGTAATTGATGAAGATGGTAGTGCAATGTTGGTTATTCCAATGAATATGGAATATACATATACTAATGAATTTGGTGAACAAGAAATTACAAATGACCCAAATAAAGGTATCGCAACAACAACAACTGCTAGATTTAGAGTTGGTTTAGATGTTGGTAATGTATCTTCATTTAAAGGAACTGAACCCGCATATTATTTAATACCAAATATTCGTGAATTTAATACACATCGTAATAGTCATGGTGATTTAGATGGTGCAAATGAATACGGTGAATATGATGAAAATATGTTATCATCATATGTTTTTTCTGATGTATTTGAAGATTATTTTAGAGTACCTACTCCAACAGGTTCAACATTAACTTTAATGACTGATGAACAAAGAAATCATAAAAGAGATTTAATGTTAGGTGTTAATAATAATGACATACCAGAAGATACATTTTATAAATTTATATATGGTAAAGTATATACACCATCATCTTTTCAAGGAACACATTACGAGGTTTCATCTTTAGAATCTTTCTTTGGGTTATCAAGAAGGGATGCATTTTTGGGTATCAAAGAAATTAGACCAAATGCAGAAGATGATTGCCCTGGAACAGCAAATTATATACCTACAAATTATGGTTTTAGAAATAGAATAAAATTTGGGTTATTAGTTAATCAAATATTATTATTTATTCAATTTATATTTACAGTTATTTTTATTAAGGTTTTTGAATTTTTAGGTAACATATTTTTCACTATTGGTGAAAATTTTTATAGTGTGTATTTTGGATGGCCGTTTAATTGGAGACCATTTGAAAAAATTGGTGAGATATTTAAAAATATTGGTTATGTTTTACAAGATAAAGGTACAAAAGTTTTACCATTAACTGTTTATCCTGAGTGTGAGGAGTGTTCTGAAGATTCTGCAGGTCTATTAAGTAATTCATCATTTGTTGATCGTTATTGTTCAATAGGTGAGGTTAAATGTAAAGTTTTTGGGGTTGGTTCAGGTATTGGTTATGGTGATTATGATATAAAGTTAATACCAATAGATATTAACGTTTCAACAACTTCTGGTACAACATTTTTATCTGGAACATCATCTTCTTCAATTGAAACAAGTGCAAGAAGTATTAGTTATACGGGAACACCATATAACCCAAGTGGATATACTGCTCAGACATTAAATATAACTACATTACAAAATTTACAAACTAAAAGGTTAGATCCTTGGTCAATGATTCAAGGTAATCCAAATGATTCAAGATTTGTTGCGGTGGTTTATCCATATGTTGATGATACAATATTACCATATAGTGCAACTAGTAGACCTTTAACAGGAAATACTAAAAGTACGTCATTTAATGATGTCCCCCTTTATTTTAATGATCATGGTCAAGATATTGAAGTTAATAATTTAATATCATTTGGTTCTAGAACATATAAGTATTCTGATGATAATGGTATTGATGATCCTTGGACAACTTATGGTCATTGGTTCGGTACAAATAAAGTAGGAAATTATTATGATACACGAACAAATAAAGATTTATTATATGATTATATTAATATTTATGGTGATTCATATTTTTCTGGTACAACACATTTCATATATGACGACACCACAACTTTAATTGCGTCATTTTTTAGTCAAGAATCATTCTCAGATTATTTTGGGTTAGATTATAGTCAATATACAAATAAAAGTAATCCACAATATGGTGATACCGGAAAATATGCTGTTAATGGTGATGGTACGATTCGTGATTTGGGATTATATGCTATTGTTAAAATATATGACATTGCAGCATTATTAAACCCATCATCTAATTCTGGAACGACATTGACGATTGAATCAGGTTGTCAAAAATATGATAAATTATATGATGAAAACACATCGTTAGCGTATTTATGGGCAAATAAAGATGTTGAATATGGTGATCCTTATATACCACATGATCCAGATAGTGGTTTTAATCCATCAGATCCACACCATATTGATGGGTATTATATAGGTAAAACCAAACCAGTTGGACCTTCATATTCAGATTACACAATTATGGCAGATATTTCTGCTAATGAAAATACTAATAGATTACCAAGATATGTAAATTGGAATCGTATTGCCGATTCATTTTTTGATAGAAAAACAAAAACGGGTTTATCGGAAGTGAGAGATGGTGTTTTTACTTGTATACCAGTTATTAAAGGTAAATCAAATAATTTAAATTTTATATTAGAATGGTATAAAAGAAAACGTGTTCATACATTTTTTTGTGGTGGGGTTTTAAATTATTCATATGTTGATAATTGGTTAAATGGTCTATTATATATGTTTAAATTTGATTTTAGGATTAAATGGGATGACCCGACAATATATGATTTAAATCAAAGAGGTTCTAAATTCCCAAGAGAATTAATATATTACGATGTATATAAACAAAAATTTTATTATAGAAGTACACCATATAACCCAGATGATCAAACATTTACTGGACAATGGGATAGTGGTGGTTTTAAAGGTTTAATACGTCCTACAACAATATATGATGTTGGGGTTAGAGATGAGTTTCTTTATGAGATTTGTTACGATCCAAGGGTTGACCCAACTTGTTCTGTTATAAGAGATATTGGGTCAACATCATATCAAGATCCAGCATATATTATTGAACATGTTATTGATTATAGAATGGATGTTAGTAATGCAAAAACAGAAATTGATGATTTTTTCAGTAAATCACAATGGGGTTCAAATGACCCAAGTATATTGGCGACTGTTGTAAGTTCTGGGGCTATTAATGGTATAAGTTCATTATTAAATAACGCCAAAGTATTAGATGGTGATATCACACAATTAATGTCAATCAATAATGAAGCTGGTATTGAAGCATTTGATTTGGATGTTCCTCATTACTTTAATTATAATAACGAATTTATGGATCCAGAAAATACAATGTATAGTGGTTATTTTGGAAATACTGGATTAACAGGTCAATGGGGGCCAACACCAATTGATTTTAAATTAGATGCGGATGGTAGATTTGTAAGATTATGTTTAAATAATAGATTAGGTGATTATACACAAAAAGTACCACTTTATTTATGGGAAAAATATGGAGAAGGTTTTGGTGCGTCTGGTAGTTTAGATGATCAACAAACATTCATTAAAAATCCTGATATTATTGCAACAATGAAACTTCAAAGAATGATTTCAATTGGAAGTGAAACGGGAACAACGACTAACTATGTAATGGCAGATGGTGAAGAAGAATATATGTTAAAACCTATGACAAAGGATCACCCAACATTTAAATGGCAAGGTAATTATGGTAGTTCAATTGAAAGGTTTGAATATATAAAATATAGTGTAACCCCTAATTTATATCCTGGTACTGCAAGTGGTGAAACAGAAGGGGATTTATGGTTGAATGTTACTGGTGGAACTTTTAATAGTGTGGGAGGACCATCAGGAACAACATATGTTGTTGTTAATAAAACATGGACGCCAATGGGTTATTATGATAATAATAATCAAATATTTTTACCACAAACTGTTAATAATTATACAGGAACAAGACAAGTGTTATCAACAGGTTTTCATTTTTATTTTGGATTAAGACCCGGACAAACATCATATAATAAACTAATAAAACATTACGGTCCTAAAGGAGCGTTTCCACCTGTAAACTAATGCAAAGTAAAAGAATTTTATTACCTACTAAAAGGTATTTTAAAGCGGAAGAACAAGATATTGATCTAAGAATTGACTTAGAAAAGGAAGAAATATTACTTAGAGAAGGTGATATGGACGTACCATTAAATCTTGGTGAATTATTTGAAAAAGAAAGAAATGAATGTAAAAACTATAAAATTTATGGAAAAATTAAAATGATTTTTCGTAATATGTATAGTGGAAATACTGAATATCTTTATCTTAAAAATAGACTTTCTTTAATAACTGATGGAAACATAAAAGGTGATTGGTCGGGTTATATACCATATAATGAATTTGCATTTTTAAGAAATGATTTATTAAGAGAACAAAATTTACCAAATTCAGGGAGTACATTGGGAACATTTACCCCAAATATTGTATTAACTTCTGGTGATACTGGACATACTATTATAACTCCAATAACCGCACCATATCAGAATTGGAATATATACATGAGTTACGCATATTCTGCGGATACACAATTCCCAATGGGTTATAGTTTATCGGGGAATACTAATTTTAATTTTTTATCTGGTGATGGTATTCCATTTAGAGTGTATGATAATGGTAATAGTTATACATTTATTAGTCCTGTTGAACATAATATTAGTGTCGGTGAATACCTTATAATATCTGGTGGTACATTAAATAATACTATTCCAATATCGGGAAGGACATTTTATATTGATGATGTAGGAAATGAAATATATAATTCAGAAAAATATGTTATTAACATATTAAAAAGTCAATTTCCTAATACAACTAATTTAGGAAGTGTTGTGATAGGTAAAAGATGTATTGATTTTGATAATATTAGTGGAACTACTTCACAATATTATGTTCATAAATTAAAAACCATTACCGATACTAATGGTTATATAATGGATAAAATAGGTTTTGAATCTTCTGTATTTAGAGATGAAAAGAAAGTAATTTTTGAAAATTATTCAGGTGATAACGATGTAATTGTTGAAAGAAATAGAATGGAATCCGTGTTATTTGATTTTAAACAAAATCTAACATTAACTGGTATAACAAATAATTTAGGATTAACACCAACTGAGGTTTATGTTAGTACGATATTTAGAAATGGTAATGGTTATTTTGATTATCCACCAAAAGTAGGTTTTAAATTTAATTTCCATAATAGTTGGGTTGATACACATTTTAGTGGATCATCATCAAATGAAACCGCACTAACAAGTGTTAATTTTACGGGTAATACTAATGATTATGGTTATACTGGATATACATTTAAAAGTGGTGTCACTTTACCAATTGGAAGTGTTTTAACAGGTTCTTTTATGGAATATAATGTGTCTGAGTTAAAAGAAAGAGTATTATCTGAAACGTTTCATAAAATGACAATGCCAAAAAATATTTTTGATTTTAATCAAGATAATCCTTTAGTATATTCAGGAGTATCAAGTGGAAATACATTTGGATTATATTATCAACCACATTATAGAGTTAAATTAAGAGAAGAATCACCATATTTAGAAACATCAGATACGGATGTTATTTATGGTTTACCTGAAAATACGAGATACTTTGAAAAAGATGGGTTATGGAAATGGAGAGATTTATATGATCATGGATATATAGATACGGAAGGAAATGGAACAGATTTTCCATTTGTTAATAATTGTCATGCGGTTAAAATGGATATAAATTTCTATTTAAGAAATGAATTATATTATAACCATAAAACGGATGGTATTACTGATTTTTATAATACCGGTTCAAATAAAAATATTATTTGTTAATGGAAATTTTACAAACAAAACAAAACTTAAATATTGTTTTAAATGGTGAACAACATTTTAAAACTGATGCTGGATGGGAAGAGAATTTAATAGATTTGGAGACAGAAATATTAAGTGATATAATAAACCCAATAGATAATTATGAAACAATAAGGTACATACATAAACCATATTTATCCACAAATAATGTCAATCAAACAGATATTTGGTTTTATTTTTATTTTTTAGATAGTGGTTCAACATATACCAATGGATTAGATTATAGTTTAGTGGGTATTCCTCCACATGATAATATGTTAATGTTAAAACACACAACAAAAAGTTTTTTTAGATTGGAATTTTATAAAACACCAAATAATGAAACACCAAGTAGGGATAATCGTAAATTGGTAATGTCAAGGAACTTATCATTACCATTGGGTGAAAAATATTATTATACTGGTGTTAGACATGATATCCATGTACCGGTATTTACGGGTAATAATTATAGAAACAAAGAAAATATGTATCTATTTTGGTTCATGGATGATAGTGCATTGACACCAAAAACATTAACTGGTGATACTTTTTGGATGACAGGTAAATTTTTTAATGCAACAGATGGTACTGTTATGGATTTTACAACAACAGGATTAACTTATGGTCAAGAAGTGATAGAAACAAATGATATGTATTATAAAATGGTAATAGATAGGACAGATTACACATATCAAATTTTTAGATATGATGGAACAACAACTGGAAATAGGATAGGAGAATCAAATGACCCAATTAAATTTTATGAAAAAAGATAATAATGGAAAATAAATATCAAATATTAAAAACAACTGGTACAACTTCATTTCAAATACCAATTTATTTAGAATCAACCGTTGATGAAATGGGAGTCATGGTTGGATTTGATGGTGATTTAATGCAAGTTGAACAATTATGTAATTTTTCATACACTCAAACAGGATCAACAATACAAGTATATAATACTGTTGATTCTTCTCAATTAAGACATATTGTTGATCAGGTATTTACAATAAATTGGGGTGATGGTAAATACTCAGGTATTACCGTTAGTCAAAATGTCAATGAAAATCTACCAACTTTAACACATACTTACAGTACATCTTCCAAGTATACAATATCAATTTCATTAAATTCTCCTTGGAATTCACAAATGTTAAGTAAGATTGTAACAGTACCAAAAAATACCACAGTAGTAAACCCATTGGGTACATTTAGTGGATTTACCATTCCTTATACGGATATAACAGGACAAACACAAAATTATATTAACAATTTAGACTATACAAATAACACTGGATTTACTACATTTTCATTTGCAGCGTTAGGTAGAAGTAGGATTAGTGAAAAGAAATTATACGGTTCAAACACATATACTGGAGTAACAGGTGGAATGACCACAGATGGTATCATTTATAGTTCATATACTATTAATAATTTATTTTACACCGACTACTCTGACGGTATAACATCAATCACTGGTAGAACGAATGATTTTCAGAAAGAAGAAGTTTTTAATGAAATGTTAACAAGAAATGAACATTTTATAGGATTTATTGACGATCCTATTGTTTATTCAGACATTTTTGTTGAAAGAGGTAAATTAGGTATTATGGAGAATAACTTGAGGTTAGGGGAAATAGATAATACAGGTGAATTAGAAATATATGGAGATAAATTTTTTAATGTTAAAAAACAATAAAATTTATATTTATAAAAGAGATAAACAATTAAATAAAAAAATAGAAAAATGGCGATAGGATCGTATGGAATTATAAGACCGGCAGATATTTCACCTTCAGATGTGGATATTTTTTATCATTACACACCTGATAGAATAGCAACTTCTGCGGTTTCATTAAAAAAATTAACATCTACGGATATTTTAACACCTGTTTATCATAATTCAGATACAACAGATGATACTAATGCACCAAATGTTGAAGTTTTAGGAGGGTTATATAATTTAAAACTAAATTCATCTGATTTTAATGAATTAGGAATTTACACATTACATATTAGACCAAAACAAATAAGAACAAGTATTTCAGATTGTGGGATTTTAGCTTCATTACCTTCTGTAAGAGGTTTAATTATTGATTTAAGTAATGTACCAACGGCAGATAGAAATAAATTTACACCTCAAGGTTTAGTTGGTTATAGGGTTGAATATTTAGACACAATAACAAATAAAAAAATACCTAATTTTTATAAAATTGTAACATCTTCTTTTTATTGTACACCAATTTCATCTAATTTAACAAATACAAATCAAAAGTCAGTTAGATATCAGTATAGTGAAAACGCAACAAACTTAATGTTTTTGACAATTACACCATCATCTGCACCGTCTAATAAACCAAATACAGTACCATTTATCGGTCAACCATCTCAAAAGATTATATTAACAAACACATATGTTAATCCAACAACTTTGGAGGTTGAAATGGTAGAATACGATACAAATACATTGGCATATGCTCTTTATGGTAATCAAACTAAAGCGGTTACTCCGGGTATATACACAATTTATGATAAAGATAATAATATCTACAAACAATATAACCTTTATGAAATTAAAGATACATTTAATGATACATTATATGAGGTTAGAGAAAAAAGAACAGATATTGACGAAACACTAAATTTTAACACTATTACGAATATATAATGGCAACAGTAAGATATAAAGTTCCAAGTCAAGCTGCAAGTGGTTCGGAAACTTTTGCAGATAATCTTGTGGGAGTACAAATCACAGATGGGTCAAGTCAAATGACTATGACTAGTTTTGCTATTGACAATATTATTCCTGAAAAAGATTCTAAAAAATTTAAAACAAGTCCATTTTCGGATTTTTTAACCTTAGATAATCTAAAACAAGAATCAGATGCTCCTACAACAATTTCCACACAAGAAAAACAAAATCAGATTGTTTTTAAAGGTGCTAAAGATGATGCTGGTAAATCATTATTTGGTTCTTTAAAAAGTAGATTATTAGTTTCAATAACAAGAATTGTTAATAAATTTCCTGCTGGAATTGTTCTTAATGTTAACGGTCCTATTGGGGGTTCATTAAATTCTGCATTTAATATTAGTTATAATGTTTATTCTAAAACAACACAATTTCAAATTGAAAATTCTAAATTATTCAATCCATTTGATGTTGTTTTAACAAAACCAAATTCAAATACTCTTATTGAAACAGACAATCCAATAAGAAATTTATATTCATCATATAAAAAATATGTTTTAGATATTAGTGGTACAACATATGATATAGTTGATTATGTTCAACCAAATAATAATATTATAACATTTACCGTAAATGGTAAACCATTTGGTGACGGTACAACATATAATCAAAATTTATTATTTAGACCAAATAATGGAATAACAGAAGAATTTTTTAATAATTTAGATGATGTTGAAGGTACATTATTAACAAAAGATACCAACCCAAAATACAATGCTGGTTTTTATATACCAAAAGATACCTTTGATAATTCTAATACTGCATTAGTAAGGGTTGAATATAATTGGCCAATTTCAGAGGATAATTGGAATTTAGAAATTGTTGGTTTAAAATACGATCAATACCTTAAAAATCTAAGTGATACTGCTGATTTAATTGATGATTATAAATCTAATTTAATGGTTAGGTTTTTATCTGCTCCACAATTATTTGAATATGACACTCCTGATCAAAAAATGACATCCGTATTTCAATTATATGGACAAAGTTTTGATAGAGTTAAAAAATATATTGATAATATCGCATTTATGCGAAATATTAGTTATGATGGAATTAATAATTTACCAGATATTTTATTAAAAAATTTAGCAAATAATTTAGGATTAGATACCATTAATTTATTTGATGAAAACACAATAGACCAAACTTTATATACAAGAAGTTCAAATCAATATAGTGGAGTACCAGAAGGTAAAACATTTATTGAGGCTGAATATGAGTTTTACAGAAGAATGTTAGTTAATTTAGCACATATCTATAAATCAAAAGGTACGAAGTCATCTATAAATTTCTTTTTAAAATTCTTAGGTGCTCCTGATCAATTAATAAGTATTGATGAATATGTTTATGAGGTAACAAATTTACCAAAATTAAATGGTATTGAAAATCAAATTTATGATGTAATCCAAGGAAATAAAAAAAATGTAATATTAAATTTCGACCCAACTGGTTTCACATATACTCAAACAATATATAAACCATCAACAACATTTGTAAGGTCAGATTATCCAATTGATGAAATAACTGGTCTTCCTAGACGTGCAAATAACACTACAAGTGATATATTTTTCCAAAAGGGTTCTGGATGGTACGATATTACTTTAAACCATAGAACACCGGATATATTGGATACTAAAAATTCAATACTAACAGGTAGAACAAAAACAATTAAAACAATTGCAGCACCATATACATATGGTGAACAATATTTTGATACATTCAGAACATTACCAGGTTTAGATAGTGGTTTTGAACTTACTTCAAGAGTTGACAATATAAAAGGTTCAATAGATGATACAAAATCTTCATATATACTTAATAGAAAAAACATTAGTATTCATTTAGATTCTGCAAATGGTGTTAATTTTGACATATATAGAAAATCTAGAGATTTATTATTGACGTTTGGTTCGAATACTTTACATCCTCAAACGGGAGTGACGTTTGCAGAATTTGTTGGACGTTTATTAAGTGAACAAATACCTAATTCTAACGTAATAAGATATAAAAAGAATTATATTACATTAGAAGATGTTTATCAAAGTTACATTAGTAGTACAGGTTTTACGCCATATAATATTAATGATGTACATGAGTTTATAAATAAAATGAGTCCATATTGGACATCATTAATAGAACAAATTATTCCATCAACAACATTATGGTCAGGTGGTAATTTAATACAAAATAGTGTATTTGGTCGTTCTAAATATGCATACAGATCGGGTTGTCAACCAAAAATCATTGTTGAAAAATTATATCCTGATTTTCCAAAAATCATTAATGATGATTTACATGATTTAATTGGTTATGAAGAAAATTTTAGAGGAATAATAGATATTGCCAGAATATATTTATATCCAGTAATTGAAATTGACGGAATTCCATATTCAAGTACAACACATTGTGTTAAAGTAAGAGGAAGGGGTAATACATCTGATAATGCGAAATTATACGATCCACTTACGGGAATAACTGGTTGTACAGTATTACCTTTTGGGGTTTATGGACTTAATAGTTTACCATTAATAAGTGGTTATGAATGTTTTTATAATCCAGATTTTACACAAATAAAAAATTTATGGTTAAGGGCATTAACAGGTCTTATTGATGATGTTATTAATAAAAGATATAGTGGTTATACTGCTGGATATGAAAATTATGATCCATATTTAAATACCACTGGACAAACATCTTCATTAGTTACAGATCCAATATTAAATTATTCTATTTTTACTGATATTGATGGTGTTCAAAAAATTAAATTCTCATCATTAAAATATGGCCCAAATAGTTGTACGATAATGAAGTCATTTAGTTATACTATTAAAACACAATACGACCCATTTACACCATTTTGTACATATGGGGTTTATCCAGAAGTAATGAATCCACAATATACAGGAGGAACATTTGATGTTGATATTTTATTACATAATGTAACACCAATTGGTTCTATTAAACCAAATACTGATAGGTATTATATATATTCAGGAAATAGTCCAACATTATACAATGGTTTGGAATATGTTGATTCATGTACTCAAAAAATTACCGGATTTACCACAACAAGTATAGGTGATTTATTATTTTTAGATGCGTCAAATTGTCAAGTTAAAATGAAATTTACACATAGGGATACAACACAATTAGGTAATGTAAATGTGACATTCACATCACAAGATACATTAAAACCTTATACATGTGTAATAGATTCTAAAACAGCATCAACAACATCAACATATAGTGCAATTACATTAAATGTTGTATATGATAATCCGACTTATTATGGTCTTAAATGGGATACTATATTAAAAAAATATGTTGATAGTTCATATGTCGATACTCCAATATACGAAATTAAAACTGGTGATACAATTCAAGTTGTGGAATATATACCAAATTCACAAATAATCAATAAAAACATTGTGAACGGTTTAAGTGTTAATAATCTTACTAATGTTGCATTTACAACAAAAAATGTAATGGTAACAAATGTAACAACATTAGCATCAATTAAAACATATTCAATAACTGGTTATTCACAGATTAATGGTAATCATGTTTTTGAAGTATTACCAACAACAAAACTTAGGGTCTATACTAGATATAACGTGAATGATCACGATCCAATATTAACAGATTCATATTTCTTTGATTCTAGATATCCTAAAGATTTACAAATTACACCATCACAAATTACCCCATGTTGTAATTATCCATTAGATTATTACGTTAAAGGTGATTTTTTAATTGGTTCATCTGGTGAATTAATTAATGTAATTGGTATAAGTTTAAATTACGAAGAACCAAATATGTATTATGATATTGCATATGATCAACAAAATTCAAATTTATGTGTGTTCAATGGTACTATAAATAAAAAAATAATAACCGAAACTAAGTTTTGTACTAGTGAAACTATTTTAGTTGAGGGTGTTGCAACAGATCAAGTATGTTATTTAAATGAAGATTATGAAATAATTACAGATGTTTATGGAACAATTCAAATAACAGTAAAAAATGGTACACCACCATATTATTATTCTTGGTATGATTCAAGTGGTACATTAATAAGTAATAATCAAAATATTGACCAATTAGTAAATGATGAATATACTGTTTATGTTACGGATTCATGTAATTCAACATCTGGACCAGTATTATTTATAGTAAACCCTGGAGATTATTGTGTATAATAAAAATATAATAAATTATGAGTAATATAATAAAAATAAATTTTAGTCAATCATGTAATGGTAGTACTATTTTAACATCAGTTAATTCTGGTGTGACATATGATACATATGTTACAAATTTTAATGGTACAAACATAACAATAACTGGTAATACAATTTCTAATTTTACCGGTAATACTTTTTATGTAAAAATAACAGGTGGAACGTGTGGTACTATAACACAACCAATAAATGTTTACGTCCCACCTTGTTCAGCACCAACAGGTGTAACATATGAATTTAATCATGATGAATATGATGCATGTTTTTATTCGTTAATTGAAAAACCTGAATTTTTATCATGTATTTTACCACCATACTATCGTTTTTATACAGATAGTATGATAGTTAATGGTAAACAATATATTACTGGTAATAGTATAAATCACGATATTACTCATTTAAATTGGATATCAGCACACAATAATGTTATTTCTGGATGC